GATAGTTTGAGGCATGATGGTGCGTGCCCTTGTGTGTGGCGGCGTTGTGTGTTATTCGAGGCGGACGGATCCGACGACGAGTGCTATGCCTGTTATTTCGTCGAGGGGTATGTCGAAAGGCGGGTATTCCTTGTTGTCGGAGACGGCTGTGAGGCAGTTTTCGTGTTGTGAGGGCATGAGTCGTTTGACGATAATGCCCTGTTCGCGGGTGGCTATTACATGGCATTTATTCCATTGCAGGAATTTGCGGTCATAAAGTATTGTACAGGCTATCACGTCGCCGGGGTTGAAGTGCGGGTACATGGAAAGTCCTGAGACCTCAATCATGAAATCGACGTGGGAGTAGCGGAACTTGGGTATGACATAATATTCCCTTACGTCTTTTTCTTCTATTGAGAAGCATTCGTTGCCGAATCCTGCTGCGGCGGTTTCGGTGACGAGCGGAATAGGTTTGACATTGCTTTGCCCTTTTGCATCGGCGAGCGGTATTGCCTCCCTTTGCCGGCTGCTTGAGTCGTCTGTTTGTGTTTCCTTGTCTGAATTGAACATGCTCCCCTTGCCTGTCAGCAGCCAGTCGGCGTTGATGTTGAAGTTTAGGACAATATTCTGTATTGCAAGAGCGCCTACATTGCTGCGCCCCTTCGATATTTCCGTAACCAGCGAGGGACTTATGCCTATTTTAAATGCAAAGTCACGTTTATCAGCTACTAGCTTGTTCTTTATAAGCGTTTCGAACGCGGTAATGAAACGGGCGGAGAGTTCGCTTTTTGCGCACATGATACAAATAATTGAATTTTTAATGCGAGTAATTTGGTTTGTAATACAGATAACTGTATATTTGCAGCGCGTTTAACACATAAACGGTTTTCAAATATACGAAAAAGCCGCGGGATTTATGATTTTAACGAAGTAAATAAAATGGAGAAAGAGATTAAACGCTGGAAAACGCATAGCGTGAAGCACAAGGTTGCCATTGTGCTAATGGCAGACGGCCGGCGGGTGCGACCCGCTGCGAAAGGGCGCAAGCGCCGGCTATCGCCACGGGAGACGCGATGAATCGCGTCTCTACAAGAGGGCAATTATAGTTCGTAGGAGGACCGCTGGCAGCCGGGAAAGACCGGCAAGGGGCGGCCGGCTGGTGCCGGAGACCAACGGCGGGGTTCGATTCCCCGCGCCCTGCGAAGTTTGATAATTAAAACGAATATGATTATGGCAAAGAAACCGGTAAGGGAAAGGCAGGAAGCGCGGTTGAGGCGCAAGTTGCACAGGCTTACAGGCTGTGTGAGACATACACAGTGCGTATCCGACGAGGCCTTGAAGATAGCAGGCTGTTTCATGACGGCGGAAGAAGCGGACTACAGTGACGTGTGCGGAGCGGTAGAAAGGCTGTCGTGTGCGTGTGAGGAGGTTTTGGAAGTGCTGTGTGAGGAACTTAATAGGATTACCCGGCTCTGCGAGATACCCGGCGAAAAAGATTAATCTACACAAACCACATCATGAAACAGAAAAATAATCATCTTCAACCTCTCTCATCCCGCACACGAAGTGTGGGTTCAGAGACAAGGCAATCAAAGCCTGCAGGCAGTAGAACGATTTACGTTCCGTCATACTATTTGGGTCTATATTCAAGCAATCCCCGCCGGGCAATCCCGACAATTTCGGCTGAGGAATACGAAAGATTCTGCAAAACGCGGACAGGTCGTTTTTGGCTGTCGCTAAATGACTATCGTCCGTGTAATTCACAACATGTACACGAATGACATACTTCATGATAATGATTCTTAATACGATGTAAACATACAAAAAAACAACAGATATGAGAAAACAGATTTTGACAGACAATAAAACGAAGCGCTTTTTGGCGGATTCGTTCGGCTGCACGATGCAGGCGGTGTGGTTTGCGCTGACGTTTCAGCGTAACAGCGAGCAGGCCAGGAGGATGAGGACAGTGGCCTTGGAGCGCGGCGGCAAGCTGGCAGGCGGCGACGTTCCGGAGTGCGACACGTTTTTCGATGAAGCGAGCAAGACGATGGTGCAGCCCTTCGGCGAGAGGGTAAAGATAGTGTTCGACCGCACAAGTGACGAGACGAGTGTTTACGTTGACGGCGAGATGAAGGAACGCCGCAAGGGTCTCGGGATAGATGACTTCATGCAGTTGCAGGACGAGGTGCGTTTAATGGCTGCAGCTTTGTAAGGGAGGCGGACGATGGAGTACTACGGAAAGATATTGTGCATATCCTATCACGACCTGGTTTACGACGACCGGCCGTCGATAAAGGACGGCAAGGCCGACTACAGCCAAAGCCGGGCACTAAAGGGTGTGCACCCGTCGATGCTTTCCGAAGAAGAACTTGCCCCGGTAATGTCGGAGGCCAACTACAAACAGTTGGCGTCAAGGGGAAAAATCAATGTAGTTCGTAACGGCAGAGGACAAGGCGGTTACGCACTTGTTGAGATAGCCACCATGCCACTGCGTTTCCGAGAAAGGATAAAACGAAAATACGGTGACTTGGAGGCGGAGATATTGAAGAACTGGTTCGGCACCCATTTCCATGTTGACGCGAAAGCGCGTGAGTTCTACACGAAGTTCCGTTTTGAGAACGGCGAGTCGCTGCCTCCTGAGCGCATACAGGAGTACACGGTGAACGCCTCGGTGATAGAGGCTGTGTTGGCGGTAATGGCCGACAGGGTACTTATGCGCAAGGCGATGAAGGGCGGCCCGGTGAACTGGGGCGAGATGTGCGGAGCGATAAGTTACTACCAGTCGGAGTTCGGGCACACGCTGCCCTTGAGCGCCAACCGCTTCAAGAAACGTGTGCATGACTTCAAGGCGCATGGTTACGAGAGCCTGATAAGCGGCAACCGCCGGAAGGTGACCTACGGCCTTGAACGGTTGCTGCTGGCCATAGACGCACAGCCGGAGCAGCCTTTCAACACCACGGTATGGGAGCAATACAACCAGTTCCTGCAGGGAGGCCTGGAATTGTTCGACCCGGATACGGGCGAGGTGCTCAACCCGGCAGACTTCACTGACAAGGACGGCAACCCGATAGTATTGAGCCCGACGACGGTGGCGGCTTACCTGAACAAACCTGCCAACAAGGCGCTGCGCGCGAAGCTGCACATGAGCCAGTGGGATTTCAACAACTCATACAGGCCTTACCACTTGCGTCACGCGGGTGAATATTCGTTGAGCAAGGTGTCGCTTGATGACCGCGACCTGCCGCGCCCGATGAAGGACGGCGTGAGGGTGAAGGCCTACTATGCATATGATGTGGTGAGCGGTGCGGTGGTAGGCTACGCTTACAACCGGCTGAAGACCGCCGAACTGTTCCTTGACTGCATGAGGAACATGTTCCAGACGCTCGAGCGGGGCGGCATGTACATACCTGCCGAATTGGAAGTGGAACACCACTTGGTGAGTGATTTTGCCGACGGCCTCATGCAGGCGGGTGTGGTGTTCCCCCTGATAAGGTGGTGCAACCCCGGCAACTCACGCGAGAAACGTGCCGAGCATTTCAACCGGCAGAAGAAATACGGCGTAGAAAAGTTGACACAGGCGGGCATAGGCCGCTGGTGGGCACGATTGGAGGCGAACAGGCCGAAAGAAGAGAAAGTGTATGATGAAAAGAACAACACCTGGAAGGTCAAGGCCTACACGTTCGACGAACTTGTGGCGGATGACATACGTGCGATAGGCGAATATAACAACCAGTTGCACCCGAACCAGAAGAAATATCCGGGCATGACCCGTTGGGACGTGCTTTGCAGGACGCAGAACCCGAACCTGCGCCCGTGGGACAAGGCGGTGCTTTACCGGTACATAGGCGAGCATACGGAGACTACGATACGACAGAACGCTTACCTGACGGTGAATTACGAGCAGTACAGGCTCTCGAGCCCGGAAGTGATAGGCCGGCTTGCAGCGAGGAACTACAAGGTGGACGCCTACTGGCTTGC